TACACGTAAGGAGTCGTCGGCAGCGTCAGATGTGTATAAGAGACAGGGGCAACGTTGACGGCCCAAATCCAGAAAAAGAAAATTCTTTAGACTACATCGATTCCGCTATCGCCTTAGGATTCAATGTAGAAGTTGACTTGTGGTACAACGATGATAAAAGCATTTCACTTGGTCACGACTTTCCAGATTACGAAGTCACTCTTGACTGGCTACTTTCCCGTAAAACACATTTATGGGTTCATTGCAAAAACGGTGGAGCATTTAACTTTGCACTAAAAAATGGTTTGAGATGCTTTGTGCATACTGATGAATCTTATGTTTTCACCTCCAATGGTGTAATTTGGTGCTACCCCGGACAACCGGCACTTGATGCCGCAGCTTGCATTGATGTTATGCCTGAAAGTAATATAAATATAGATGTTTTCAGCGCGAACAAATTTCGTAATTTTTACGGAGTCTGCTCAGACTTTATTGTTGAGGTCAAAAAATGTTTAGAGACGTAGATACGAATATGCCATTCTTAATTGGATCTCCACTCGTTGGATGGAAATGCGAGAGAGGTGAAGGGTTAAGCTGGCTACGTAATGCACAAGAAATAAAAACTAAGTTTCCAAATGCAGAGTTTTTTGCTGCGCTTGAAATTGATGCAACCGGACTTGAACCATTCAGTGAAGTAATATCACTACTAGACAGTGTTGGCGGAAAGTGGTGGACCTACTCACTAAATGATAACGACGTTACTGTAACAAGCGAAAACCGATGGATTCGCATTGAGATGGGCCGTAATTTAATTCGTGAGTTTGCACAGCGCCGGGTTCTAATGTCAGGTGACCATTGGGGCGAGCATACAGATCAGTCAGGAACTACCAACTTTGAAGCCATATTATACGTAGATTCCGACATACTGTTAGAAGCCGATCACATTAGCAAGCTAGCAGAGGTGGATCACCCAATGGTTGGCATAGATGTTGCTGCTTACTGTTTAAGGGGCGATGTTGTAAACGACTCCCCACGTATAGAGGAACATTGGAATACTGCCGGATGCCTGTGGGTAAACTCACCAGCGTTTTACGACTTAGTATGGCAACACAACTCTTACATGAACTTTAGCGACGATCCGGCCACCCAGAATGCTATGGCACGCTTAAAAGTTTATAATGTTGATGCTACTAAGCAAACTCAAAGTTTAGTTACTGAAGACAGAACATGGGGTCAAACTTGGGTCAGAAAGGATGTTGGCCTAGTACATGAGGTTGCGCTAATGGTACCGATTGAGGAACGTAACATACCTGATCGGAATTACTAATGGCAGCCGATTACGGCAAGCAAGCTAAAGCTAAAGCAACTAAGCTACATAGCCTATATGTTCGCACAAGAGACAATTTCACTTGCCGCTGGTGTGGCGCAACTAGAGAAGACGGAAAGCAGATCCAGTGCGCTCATATAATATCAAGGAGCGTGTCTGCGACAAGAACCGACGAGAACAACGCCTTAGCCCTCTGTGCCTCATGCCACTGGAAACAGTCAAAGAACCCGCTAGTGTGGGCAAGGTGGCTAGAAGATGAGCTTGGAAGAGATTATTTGGATGATCTTTTGGAGCGCGGTGTTTCTGGGGTCAAGGTAGACTGGGAAGCAGAAGTGATTAGGCTTAAGGCCGCTATTGACTCCATCAGCAACCTAGACTAAAATACCATCATGAATGGCGTCAGGAACAAACCAATAAGTTCGGAAGAGGTTGAGTCCGAACTTGTTCGCATAACCTCACAGATGGAAGAAGAAACTGAAGCCTTTGAGTCTCTAGCCAAAGACCACGCAGTAAAGGAAGCCGCCTACAAAAAAGAGTGGTACAAGGAATACCTAGCCGCAGAGGGTGCCGTAAAGAATAAGGAAAGTTGGGCTGGATACAAGACCAGCGATCTTTACTATGAGGCCATGGTCGCAGAAGCTCTAGTTAGAGCAAAGCGCGAGAAACTTCATTCTCTGCGTACCGCATGTGATGCTTTGCGAACCATATCAGCAAACGTCAGATCGCAGGTCAAATTCTGATGTATGAAAATATAGAAAAAAGCCTGCAGGGACTGACTGTCGACATTCACTCTCTAAAGCCTCTGCCCGGAAACCCACGCAAGGGTAACGTTGATGCAATCAAAGAGTCGTACTTGAAGTTCGGTCAACTAAAGCCAATCGTAGCCGTTGAAGACTCTGATGGTAGTTTAGTAGTGATCGCTGGCAATCATCAGCTTCAGGCAGCAAAAGACTTGGGCTGGGAAGTAATAGCAGTTACCATAGCAAACTTAGATAACGACGATGCAGTTGCTTTCGCCCTGACAGACAATAAAGTATCAGAGTTAGGCACAACGGATAACGCAGCCCTTCTTGACATGATTTCCCAGATAGATACAGATAATCCTTTGTTTGAATCTTTAGGGCTTGACGACTTTGCATTAGCCTCTTTGGAAAATAGTGTTATATCAAGTCAAATAAATACAGAACCGGTTACTAGTTGGACTGCGCCAGAAATTATAAACCACCCACAGCAACCTCAGCAGACAGAAACGCGAGACCAACCACCTACACCGCAATTAAACGAAGATGGTCAGTCTGTTGTCAACACAGAGGCCACAACTCAATCAATAGTCACGCAGGGTAGTACAGCAGCAAACATGTCTGGAACCTCCAACGCTGCTATTCAATTCACATTGGTATTCGATAACGCTGAACAACAGTCTAGATGGTATAAGTTTGTGCGCTGGCTAAAGATGGACGCCGGTTACGATGGCGAGACAACAGCTGAGCGGCTGTTAGAATTTATCGACGCTCACTTTCCGGACTGACGATGCCACGCAGACGGATGTTCTTAGATGTCAACGTTGTTGACGCCGCACGAGAAAGAATGAGGCATGTTTACGACACGTTTGACACCGTGTGCGTTCAGTTTAGTGGCGGTAAAGACTCAACTGCTTGCCTGTATCTAGCTAAGGAGATACATGAAGAGCGTGGCCTAGGTCCCGTAAAAGCAATATTTCGCGATGAGGAAATGTTGTCCCCCTCCATACTTGAGTACGTTACCGAAGTTAGCAACTACGACTGGGTGGACATGGAGTGGTACTGCTTACCACAAGGTCAAGAAATGTGGATATTGGGACAAAGAGAATACATTTTACTCTGGTCGAAGAAACGTGAGGACATGGGTAAACTTTTCAGACCATTTCCTGATAACTGCATAAGAGCCGAACACTTTGGATTAGACCCTTACAAAGCCATTCCAAAGCGCATCGATGAATACACCATGCAAGGCAAGAAGGGCAAGACCGCATTTATAACTGGTGTTCGCGCTAACGAGTCCATGATAAGGTACAGAACTGTAGTCCAAAAGCTTCATGAGAACTACATCAATAAACCTTTCAAGATGTCTAAGGCAATACCCATGCGGTTTGCTAAAGTTATTTATGATTGGACTAGCGACGATGTAATGAAGTACATCACCGAAGAGCATAATGCGTCTTACTGCAACTTCTATGACTACGCAGCCATGAGTGGCGCAAACCAAAGAGTTGGTATACCTCTTCACTCTATAGCATCCCGTAGGCTGATGGACGTGGTCAGAACCGAGCCCGAGTTCTACGATCAACTGTACAGGATATACCCAAGAATAGATGCGCAACGTCAATTATGGTCTGAGTTCGATATAGAGTTACTGATAGAAGATTACTCTTCTTTGGGTTGGCGTGGCGTCAAGAACTGTATTGACGACAACATGTTAACTCCGGGATACCATCGTTTAGCAATGAGCTACACACACGAGTTCAAGAAGAAGCATGCCAACGACCCATACGGATACCCCATTGATCACTTAGTACGTACACTTCTTTTAAACGCCTTCGTTGGGTCCCCCAGTCCTGTAGGGCCCAAGACAAAGGCACACGCAAAGCGACAAGCTGCCTTAGAAAACGAAGAGCAGATGAATATGGATGCTGACAGCCTTGACATATTAGACGACACAAGATAACATACGATTCAATGTTCAAGAAAACAAAGCACACAACAATGAATATATCAGACATACGTCTTCCACATTGGAATTCTACTTGTTACATAGTCGCACCGGATTATGCGCAGTTAAAGTCTTCAATAGAGAAGTTCGGAATGCTTCATCCCGTAACAGTAAGCAAGAATGGAACCCTTATTGACGGATTTCATAGACTAGCCGTCAATCAAGAACTCGGTATAAACGAAGTAGACGTAATTTCGGTAGAAGTCGATGATGTCGAATCCATTCTTTTACATATTGATTTAAATAGGTATCGTGGCATAGTTATCGCCAAAAACCTTTCTCACTTAATTACCAACCTTTTAAATTCCGGCAGATATGAGTATGACGAGCTAAGAAAGCGAATGAAACTAACCAGAGAAGAGTTTGATGTTTTGGCGGACGGTACTCTTATAAAGATGAGAAAGATAAAACAACACACATACTCACCTGCGTGGGTTCCTATCGAATCTAGCGCCGGAGAAGACATCAAGATAGAGAGACCAACAGGACACAAGGAGCAAGTATAATGACATTTGACGAGTATCAACAGCTAGCGCTCAAAACAGCAGTCTACCCAAAGGATTCAGCAATTGCTTATACGACTTTGGGCCTGTGCAGTGAGGCTGGCGAAGTTGCAGATAAGTTGAAGAAGTTAATCAGAGACGGTGAGTCAGAGTACACTGACGATTTTTACGCATCAGTGGCTAAGGAGCTCGGTGACGTTCTGTGGTACATCGCGTCTCTTTCCCACGAGCTAGGTTTCTCCATGGAGGAAGTGGCACGTATGAACTACAATAAGCTCAAGGACAGGTATGAGCGAGATCAAATCAGCGGGTCAGGCGACGAGCGGTAATTTCGTCCCCCCGTGGAACAAACTATCCGTTGATGTAAGGCCAGCAACCTCAGCAAACGAGGTGCTGGCCTTGTGTCGCGCTGACTACGATGTAATACTTAGTCCAGTACAAGTAGAAAACTTAGTTACTGGCAAGTTTCAAACAGTTAAAGATAGGTTTGTTACAGGCAGGCTAAGCTTGTCGACTGGTGTAATGGATAATTGGGAAGTTGTCAAAGGCCGATACGAGATTATACCAAACAGCACAATAGCACAAAAAGCAATAAGTATTTCAAACCTTCCCAACTATGGATTGACCATTGATCGCGCGGGAGTTCTAGACAACGGAAGAAAATTCTTCGTTACATTGTACGAAGGATCAACGTCAGTAAACGATGTCGTGTATCACCACTACTTATGCGTCATGACATCCCATGATGGCAGCAGTCCCATAACTTACTATTGCATAGACGTAAGACAAGACACCAAGTCAGTAATACGACTACCTTCGGACGAACTCGTAGAATGGCAAATGAAAAAAAGACATACACCATCAGCAGAAGACTCGCTTGAAGAGTTTACATCAGCAGCAAAGCTACGCAAAGACTGGACCGCTCGTTTCCCTGATAAAGTTCTTGAGCTTCAATCAGCAAATTACGGAAATAGCTCAAAGAGGCTAGAAGAAATATTCAATAGAATATGGCCAGAAGACCAAGCAGACACAACGAGGAAGATGAAGCACAGGACTGAAATAGTAAGTACAGTTACACGTCTTTACTCGTCTAGCCATAATTTGAATAAGTTTGGACCAACCGGCCTATCTCTCTACAACGCAATATGCGAGTATTACGACTTCAACAGGCATATAGAAGAAGTAGACGCCGCTCAGCAGTCCTTTGAGATAGACAATTACTGCCACAGGAAAAAGATTGAATCACACAAGAGCATAGTTGGGGGCACTGATGGATAAGTGCGAATTTTGCGGTAAAGAACTAACTCCGGGTCAGGTTGGTCTTTACAAGAAAATAACAGGCTGGGCCCAAGTCCGACTGCAGGGCGGAAATAACTCAATATCCATGCCCTCAGAGCCACAGGCGTGGGCGCACTCTGCTTGCATAGACGAAGCAAAGGACAAAACTAAAGGAAGGTTTGTCCAGCGGGAAACATTGTTCTAAACGATTATTTCAATCTTCCGACGCAGACCCATACCTAATCCAGCACACGTGTTAAAGGCATGAACCGCTGCGTCCACTTGGTCGTCATGTACGGGAGCTTCAGGGAACGAAGAAAGCTCGTCAATGAAATCCGTATTCCAATCTGCGCGCAGAAGGCGCACATTACCGTTTGCGACGGCGGCGGAGAACGGCTTAGCTCTAGTAACCTTGTCTCCAGTTGCTCTTTGACCCAAGAAGTTGTATCCGGGAAGAACGTATCTGGCGTATTGGTCAATAAGGTTCTTTCCGGCGGAACCGGGCTCTTGTTCCATCATAATCGGAACTTCCACTCCGTCCTCTTCTGCTGTCTGCTTGATAAATTTTTCAATTCTATCACCTTTAGCACGTATCCTCCTGACATCAAGAACGTAGAAAACACCCTTATCGAACATACCTAAGCACCCTACAGTCCAGTCCGGGTCAGGGTTAGACGGAGTTGGCTCAGATCCAGCCAAGTCCCAAAATCTTACAATCATAGCGTCGTTTGATGTCTCCGGTATTTCGGAGTTGTCTATAACTATAAGGTTTGTTCTATCAAACATCGATCCCAGCGTGGTTGACCACCAGTCACCAAACTCCAGTCGCTTTCTTTCCACCGGATCAAGCTCAGCAAGTACTGAGCGATAAGACTCTGGGTCAATACCGGGGTTGTCCGTAAGCATTGAAGGAACGAATATTCTTCCGGTCTTCTGACCTTCCACCAAGAATCTTTGACGAACCCAGTTTGGTGCAGGGTTGGTAGCAGCCCTCATTCGCAAGGGAACTTGTGATAGCGGTCCAGTTGCCGGACGACGAAGACGTGAGAACATGTATCGATAGTCGGCCTCTCTAATTTCCGTAACCTCGTCCATACCAATGAACTGGAACTCAGAGCCTTTGTAGCGCAAATAGTCATTTACATTATTTAGGTATCCGAATGTAATTCTGGCCCCACTTGGGAATGTTGCAGTATATTGGTTACCGTTCCAATGCACATCGTCATAGTTGGACATCCACGATACAAATCTATCCATCAATGCTCCGGGCAACGCCAAGTCAGCGTACGTACGCCTAAACAGAATTGCGGAATAATTAGGAACATCCACATACTGAAGAGCTGCCATTATTAGCGCTGACGACTTACCACCACCAGCCGCACCACCAAACAAAACCTCTTTTGCGGTTGTTTTTAAAAACACTTTTTGAGTTAACGACGGCTCTTCCACCCAGTAATTCGACCGCTTGGGCTGTAGCCAGTCGTTTATCTTCTCCCAGTCTGGCTGATCTGTAGTCATATCTGCTTGTCTCCTAGCCTTATACACGGTAGAGTAATACACATGAAGAAGTTAATGAGCAAGTTTTTCACGCGAGGTTCGCTCGCTCACGTACTCATGACCTCTTGTGTAATTCTAATTGGTCTTGGTATTAGTATAATTAATCTAGGGCTTGGTTTCGCAAGTGCTGGGCTCGTTTGTGGATTATACGGATACCTACTGGGAGCTGAGTAATGGCGTGGAACGTAAGTAATAAGTCAATAGGCGGCGATGACTCGTCCCAAAAACGAGCTAAGGTATCTGTAGGTGCTCCTGTATCCTACAGCCCAAGCCTGTCAGCAGGTAACCGTGGTTACCACGATGCTTGGGACATTCAGAAAGCTTACCGAGACGGAATGTCAAAGGTTACTTGGGTATTTAGATGCATTGACGTAATTGCCTCAAACCAAGCAAAGCTTCCAATGATTCTCCGCAAGGATAATAACGCTTTTGGTGAAATCGTAAGAGATGAAGAGTTACTAAAGATCTTCAACAACACGACGAATATTGGCGAGAATGCTTCTGCCTTTAGATACAGAATGTCTGCACAGCTCTTAATGAGCAGTAGAGGCGTTTTTGTTGAGATTGTTCGCTCTCGTGATGGTACACCCGTAGCACTTCATCTACTTCCGCCTCAGCATACTGCACCCATCCCGTCCGTTGATAAATTCGTTTCAGGGTACGAGGTAACTATAACACATACCGAAAAGCGTGTAGTCGCACCAGAAAATGTTATTTGGATTCGTAGGCCACATCCATTAGATCCGTACCTTTCCATGACCCCCATGGAAGCAGCCGGTGTTGCCATTGAAATTGAAAACTTGTCGAAAGTATACAACAGAAACTTCTTAATTAACGATGGTCGCCCGGGCGGTCTGCTAGTGCTAAGGAGTGAAATCAATGAAGAAGACAAAGAAGAGCTTAGGTCTCGCTTCCGTGGTAATATTTCACGCGCTGGGGCTGTGGGTGTTATTTCGTCTGACGATGGTGCTGACTTTGTGGATACTGCTGCATCTCCACGAGACGCCGCTTACGTCCAAATGCGCACGCTCACTAAGGAAGAAATCCTTGCAGCTTTCGGAGTTCCTGAATCGATTATAGGCAACTCAGCCAACAGAACATTCTCAAACGCTGGCGAAGAGGGCAAAGTATTCTGGATGGAAACCATGCTGCCTCACTTAGACTTGATTGCTAGGTCATTTGACAAGATTGATCCACAATACTACTTAGACTTTGACACCACTAACGTCCCCGTACTTATCTTGAGCAAGCAAGAGAACGAACGATTCTATCTTCAAGAGTACCAGCAGGGACTTATTAGCGCAAATGAGTATAGAGAAGCGACGGGACGAAAGAAGGTAGTTTCCGAACTCGCAGATGTTATCCTTGCAAATCCCAGCCTAACCCCCATTGGTAACACAGAAAAGCCAATGAATACAGGAACTGGCCTAGTCCAAGAGGGCTCTTCGTTAGAGCAGCAAGGAAGAGACGCCACTCAAGCGCAATTTGCAGAGTTTGATCCCGAAACAGGAACGTTCAGGGAGTCTGGGGAGGTTCAAGGCGCTAGTGACATAGAGAAACCCGCCAGCGAGGTTCCTAGCGAGTTGACGGATGAGGAGGGTGAGAAGAGCCACCCTTTTCTGGATCTAATGTTTTAGAGCAGTCTGTAGAAACAAAGCAAGACATAACTGACTTTGAGGATAAAGTTTCTAAAATTCTAGATAAAGTCATTGACTCTCAAGAGGCTTTAGTTCTTTCTGAAGTGACATCAACAGTCAATCAATCCTTGCTTAGCGTCCCCAACGCAGACTTTTACGCAATAGTTCCACTAGCTAAGCTTTCGGCAGAGTCTCAGCCCTTAATGCAAGTTTTAGAAGAAGCGTACGACTCCGCAGTTTACAAAAATTCAAAAAGAGGCACCGGGTCGGAAGTTTCACAAAACTATAAAAATTCTGCAATTTCCAGACAGATGCAAACGGTTAATAAATTTAACCAAACCACCCAGAAAGAAATAATTGCGGCATTACGCGCAGTTGCGGCAGACAATGCCGAGTCGGAAGACACAGACATTGCCTTTAAGGTGGCTTTTACTGCTACCATAATTCGATCCGTGTTCAATAAGTTACGAAATAACAGAAAATCGCTAATTAAAGAAACTGCAGTCTTTGCAGCGTACAACGCAGGCCTGCACGATTCAGCTGAAGAGCTATCCAAGAGGTCCGGTCAGAGAATATATAAAGTTTGGAACACGATGGGAGACACGGGCGTACGTGAAGCACATAAGGATCTAGATGGTCAAAGATTACCCGTGTTTCAGGCCTTTTCAGTAGACGGTTCAGCCATTCGGTTCCCACGAGACCCATTATCTCCACCCGGATTGACCATAAACTGCCGATGCTTCCTCACATTTGAGAAGTAGTTTATATAAATACACATACTTTATATAAATAGTAGTTGAGTTGCCCCTCACGCCGTTGTAGGATAAGCATGTAGGTTGTCTATTAACACAGGAGCAACATGAGTACTTCATTTCTAAACATTGATGCGTCAGGCGCATCAGACAGTGTAGAGTTTAAGGCTATTTCAGGTCAAATCGGCATCGACAAGGCGCAAGGCATTGTTGAGTGCTTTGTTTCCGGAATTGGCAACAAAGACTCCGTTGGTGATATCGTAATTCCCGGCGCTTTCGATTCTTCACTAAAGCGACGCAAGCCACGTGTTGTGTGGGGTCACGACTGGAATCAGCCGATTGGTAAAGTAATCGAAATTTATGAAGTAACAAAGAGTGATAGTCGTCTACCGGAGAAAATGAAGCGTGCTGGTGTTGGCGGACTATATGCAAAGGTTCAGTTCAACCTAAATACCGAGCGCGGACGAGAGGCGTTTGCTAACGTTGCCTTTTACGGTATGGAGCAGGAGTGGTCAATCGGTTACAAAACTCTAGTTGCCGACTTCGACCCCGCTCGCCAAGCGAACGTTCTTAAAGAGCTTGAACTCTACGAGATTTCACCAGTCCTCCATGGAGCCAACCAACTAACCGGAACCATCAGCGTCAAAGACGACTCAGAGAATGCCCAGAAAAAGGGATGGCAGTGGATGGAAGAAACCGACGAGACAGAAAAGAAGAACAAACAACGTGCTTCAATGAGCATGTTGGGTCGCTCTATCTCAACTGCTCTAGGCAAGCCAGTAGACATTATCGACGTTTCCGGCGATACGGTCGTATTCCAAACTGGTGAGAATATGATGTGGCGATCCACTGTATCAGTGGAAGACGGCGACTTTGTTCTTGGGAAGCCACAACGAGTCCGTAAAGTACCATCCTACGTTGATGTAGCAGAGGAGACTGAAGAAGTTATGCCAAGCGAGAGCGTACCTGACACGCAAGAGGAAGAAGAACGACCAGCGAGCATGGATGTAAAGGAAGACGCAGAAGAGCCTGAAGGTATCCGCGATGCCGAAGAGGGTATGTCTTTCCAGACCCCAGACATGGCCTTGGCGTGGTCAAAGACTCTAGGCTGCAGCGGTTATCACTCCCATGGCGGCGGGTACATGCCCTGCGAAGACCATGACACCTACATGGCAGCAGTTAAGAAGTATGACGGAAACGCAAACATCAACAGCAGCAATAATTTCCTAGCTGGAGCTGAAGTGGAAGAAGCTAAGTCAGAAGATGGTGGCTGCTCATGCACTTCAGAAAAGGGACATGGATACCGCGTAGTCCGCAACGATGAAGACGATGATCGCCAACCAGAGCACCTTCGTGACCCCATGACCACTTTGCTTATGGCTTACAACAACATGTTACCCATCATGGGGGCAGGCGAGCTTAGATCAGACACCTTGGAGCTTATTGCCAAGCTAGAGAAGTTCATGACCGAGCAACGCGAAGTGCCCATGACAACTCCCGCAACCCAAGAACGAAAGGGCGTTAGCGGATTTTATTTAGACCTCAACTACGAGGGCGATATGTTCGATGCTGTTAAAGCAGCGTTGGAAGGCGTTCCCGTGTTTGCAGAAAAAGCAGAAAGCGGAACCGCTGTTCATTTCTCTGAAGACATGAGCAGAGATGACCTAATGGAGAAGGTAGCTTACGCACTAGCCGAGCTAGACTTCGATCTAAAAGTCACACCCTGTGGCGACGTTGACAACGAAACCGGCGAATTGTAAAATAAGCCGAGAACTATAGGAGATTAAAAACAATGAGCAACGATTTCGATAAGCAACTAGAAGAGCTAGAAAAGCTAGCTTCACAGCTAGAAGTGGCTGATGCAAGCGACGACGCTGAAGTCAAGACTGATGAAGTCGCTGATTCCTCTGATGAAGATGATGCAGTAACGGAGGACGCTGATACTGAATCACCAGATGAAGAAGAAGCGCCAGAAGAAAAGACTGCAGAAGCCGACAGCGAAGAGGATATTGAAGCTGACGAAGCAGAGGCTGAAGAAGACGATGAAGACGACGCCGAAGAGAAAACTGCTGACACTCTCTCGGAAGTAGAAGAAAAGGCCCAGAAGATAATGTCCATGATGAAGCGCCCAAAGAAAGCCGACGAAGAGTCGGTATTCCTTACGGATGTCCGCTTCAAGGAAATGGAAGAAGCTGGCGAGCTTATCTCTGACGAAGACTACGACGGCCTTGACGATGAAACCAAAGCCATGTACGAGCGGGTTGAAGTCGTAAATGAAGAAACTAAAGCTGGAATGGGCATGCGTTGGCGTCTACGTGATATGATGGGCGGCAAGTCTGAAGAAAGCGAAGATGCGGAAGAGAAGGGCATGCACGGGGACAAGAAGAAGGGAACCCCATCTGTATTCCTTACCGCAATGCGCTTTAAGGAAATGATGAAGCGTGGAGAAATGCTTGACGAAGAAGCTTACGACAAGCTTGATTCGGATGAGCAAAAAGGCTACGAAATGGTCGAAGTCTACAACGAAAAGACCAAGAAGGGCATGGGCAAGTGTTGGCGTCGTCGTATGCCGATGGAGCGTGAGCAGGAAGTAAAGGAACCAGCAGAGAAGAGCCTAGAAGCCGACGTTGAATCAAAGACGGAAGAATCCTACTTGTGTGGATTCCAGCGCAAGTCAGTTGAAGAGCCTTGCTCCTTCTGTCGCGGTGGGTGTGCGCCCGAAGACGGTCTTCCCGGCCTTGCCGACATAGAAGCGCAGATAAAGAGCGCTTATGAAGGTTCAACGATAATTAGCTCCGGGTATTCTGACGCTGATGACATGTACATTGTTGATGTCAAGCACGATGACGGCTCAGTAACTGAAGTCTTCCTTTCTGGTGAGGGTAAGACCCTTGGCTGGCTATCCGTGGACCCCACGTTAGTAGACGAATCAGAAGTTGTCGACATTATCTCAGAGAAAGACGCAATCGGCGCTGCACTTGAAACGATTCCGGGTGACGCTGTAAGCGTAATGGTTGATATCTTTGATGACAACGAGGTCTACAATATTGAAATCGACGGAGCAGATCAAAAGAGTTATGACGTTTATGTATCGGTCAAGGGTGAGGTTCTTGCCTACGACGTATACGATGTCGATACTGATGACGAGATGACCGAAGAAGAAGAAATCAAGGCACTAGAAGCCGAATTGGAAATGAAGCGCATGTATTCACGCGAACAGCGCGAAGACATGGCTGAGAGTGGCGAAGCCCTACCAGATGGCTCATACCCAATTGCTGATAAAGCCGACCTTCAAAATGCAATTCAAGCGTACGGTAGAGCGAAGGACAAGGAAGCTGCAAAGGCACACATAATGAAGCGCGCCAAGGAGCTGGGTCTAGAAGAGATGCTACCAGAAAACTGGACCGGCAAAGAAGAAGACGAAAGCGCTGACGACGATGGTGAAAAAGCGGATGACTCCGATTTGATTGCAGCCCTTGAAGAGTACAATCGTCTTCTTTCCGAGATTGAGGGTGCGTGAGACCGTTTGTAGTTGATCAGAGAATTGGATTTATCAGGGAGGTAATTAGCAACCTCCCCAACGAATCTAAATTAATGATTTCCAACTATATTAACGACGCTCATAACGCGCAGCCTTTAGAGGATGTAGAATACCCCGTAGACGAAGACTGAGGAGACCGCTATGGAACAGGAAATTAAAGCACCAGAAGTAGGTCCCAACGCTGACGCTTTAACTTCATTAACTAGAGGGCGTGGTCCTCGCCGTGGTAATTTAGAACAGCTTCTAAAGTACTGGCGCCCCATTATGAAAAAGCCCGGTGGATTTAGGCGCTGTGTCGTAATCCTCGCAGATAAGCCACAGTTCGGTGGTAAACCACAGCGCATTTGTGCTTGGCTACACCATGAATTGACTGGTAAATGGCCCAATGAGGGCAAAGGAAAGCGCGGAAAAGGCAAGCGCCGAGGTAGAAGCGTTACCCGTACGGCCCGACGTACTGCCCGCAGGGCCAAGGCTTTCAACGGCTCTAGCAATTCGGTAAAGGTGTCTGCTTTACGTTTAGCTGTTAGAGAGTCTCGGGAAGCCAACGGACTATTAACCCAACCGATAAACGGTAGACAAAACGTAGTTAACTATAAAGCTGCTATGTTTAAGAGCCTATCAACCCGCGTTGAAGTGCCAGCAAGTGTGGTAGTAGACGACAACACTATACAAGAGAAGAGAGTTGGGCTATTTGGGAGCTCTTCCCGTTTAGGACAGGCAGCACAAGCTGTTGGATCAATAGCAATCCCCGGAGACCTTTCCGACATACGCAGCCCTGTTAGATCTGCTGTGTTTGAGGCGCTAACTCCCGGCATTCCCGGACGCCCCGGTGGCGGCGGTCTTAGACGCTTAGGTAGGGCTGGAAGCGGAGCCCGTAATAAGTTCCGCTGTCCTCCCGGATTTGAAAAAGGCGGCACGTTCACTAATGCCGAGTTCTCAACGTGTGGTGCTCAAGTTCTCAGAATTCCGGGAACCGGTCCGGGATCTTTTGCCCCAAATGTCGAAAGACAGCTAGCACGACTTTCTCAAAGTGCGGATCTAGTTAGAAGTATCGGGGACTTGAGAAAGAACAAAAGATCAGTAGATATTATTAGAGCAGCCCAAATTCCCACGGCACCAAAGAAGACAAATAGAACTATGACTAAAAAGTCAACAGACTATATAAGAGAACGTCTTGCTGCTGGGGATAATTTCAGCAATAGGTTTGTTCGTCGTGACGGAGTTATTCTAGAACCCTCATTATCAATTTCTGCAATTGGTAGACTTGATGAGTTTGATGATATGGTGGATGGCGTCTTCTTCGTGACTGCTCCAGAAGGTACCTTTGGTCGGAACGAAGTTCCCATATTTAAGACCGGACTAAGAGAAGTCGTATACAACATACCCGAGGTCGGCACCGTTTCTCTCCGAAAGGTAGGCGGCGACTTGTCAGATACCGAGAAATCTAGCTTGCCGGAACTTATTCAAGACGCTTCAACTGATGCTGGAGACTTACCCGACCCTACTGCTTTCTTGCGAAGTTTTGCAGAAAAGTCTGATGGTAGATTTGAAATTGAGTTCGGTACGACTGAGGGAGAAACATACACGCCCGCTTCCGAAAAAGCTCAGGAAAGAATAACTGTTGAGTCTGATGACCAAACAATTATAGTGCCACGATGGGTATATGAAACATATTTATCTCGCACAGCCCCACGTAGGCTAGAAAGCGATCCAGTTTATGAAATCGTTGAAAAAAAGTCAATGAATCCTTTCATACTAAACAAAGGCAGGTCCTTCTGATGTCTAAAGACCCACTAGAGGATCAAGTGGTAGGTACGCGGGAAGCGGCGGAAGAATTATCAGAGATCTTAGGCTGTTCGGGCGCACACAAGCGTGAAAATGGTTGGGGTCCGTGTGAATCCATGAGTGACTTAAAGCGCCTAATACGAATGGGAAATCCAGCGTTTCGTGAGTGGAAAGAAAGACAATCAAAGCGCAAGCGCCAAGTAAAGGGCCTTGAGTATAAAGCTGCAAATAAGAAGGATCGGTTTAACTCTCAAGACGAAGCTTCTAGGAGAGCCCAAAGCATGGGTTGCACCGGAGCACACATGGTACGTCAGGGAGTGTGGGCACCGTGCAACACACCAGAAGAATACAATGCAGCACGAGGACATTCCGCAAATGGTGGCTCAGATGCTCTGCGTCGAATCCCTGCTTCCAAAAAGAGATTTGTAAACCCAAAGAAATGGGAAAAATTGCGTGAACGTGGTATTCGCGGCATTGAAACCCTTCCGGGCGGTGGATTGGTCTCTGCTAAATCTGCTTCCAGAAGCGATTCATTCAAGCCTACACAGGGCATGATAGAAGACGCCCAACGAGGCCTAGATTGGCGCAGCGAGTATGGGCGAGGAGGCACCCGTATAGGTATTGCGCGCGCAAGAGATATTGTCAATGGGCGGAACCTACCATACGATACTGTTAAGCGCATGAAAGCATTTTTCGATAGACATCAAAGCGATTCTGACGCGGAAGGCTTCCGACCCGGAGAAGACGGGTATCCTAGCAATGGGCGTATTGCACATGCTCTTTGGGGGGGCGACGCTGGTTATGCGTGGTCAAAGGATATTGTTGAGCGTGTAGAGGGCTCAAGAAAAAAGTCAGCGTTTGTTCAAATCGCAGAAAAAGCTGAGCGCGGTAGTGACCCAAAGACTCCGGCCAAGCCTTCAGAAAGAATAAGTGGATCTTCCGTAAATAAACCCGGATCTGCGTCATCTGGGAAAAACAAAATAGAAATAAGCGAGTCTATTGAACGTTCGTTACAAGAAAAAGTGAGACGACACAATAAGCGCATGCGGAAGGCAAACAAGGATCACCTTACTGTATCAACAGGGACACTCAAGGCCGTATGGCGTAGAGGCACAGGGGCCTTTTCCTCCACACATAGACCCGGAATGACTCGCCAACAATGGGCTATGGGTCGTGTAAATGCATTCCTAAAGCTTGTTTCGTCTGGCAAGCCAAGTAATCCAAAGTATATAACTGACAACGACTTACTACCAAAGAAGCACCGTAGAAGCACTAAAAAATGATGAGCAAGAAAAAGAGAAATCACTTTCCAGACATAGTTCAGGTCGTGTGGAAAGACTCTTACGGCTTGGGTGACGACTGGTACTCTTTAGATTATGCCCCTGAGGTTAGGGTGCTGAGTACATGTGGGTACAAAGTAAAGGAAGACGACGAGTATATCGTTATAGCTGCTATTTACGACAATGACGCACAAGTGTTTGGTACCGCAGTATCGATTCTAAAGACTTGCATACTATCTCAAAGAACATACACCGCTTGAATATATTAGGATATATACGTTATACTAAATTTGTTGGCATAAACGTGATAATCCGTAAAAAGTTTCTGCGGTTTACTTTACGTTCCTGCTAGCATAACAATTGACTGGTGGCGATCCATTGAGTCGCCTGTCATTACAGCATATGTTCCACATAGCAAGGAGAATAAAACATGAGCTTTGATGAAGGTCGGCTCAACGAGCTTCAGGCTGCACTAAAGGCCAAGATGGCCGAGCAGCAGGAGATCGCTGATTCGATTCAAATGGAGGGTACCGCCCTCATCGCGGAGGACGGCCAGAAGGCCGCTTTCCAAAACAACATGACCCAGATCAAGGAAATCAAGGGTCTTATTGATGACATGACCGCACTACGCGACATCTCAGCTTGGTCCTCAGAGGCCGAGTACAAGTCAGTTGCTGCTGAAGTAGCTGCTGGCGTTGAGCGCGAAGTTGCTCGCCACTCCTCAGTTGGCGACGCCTTCTTGAACTCAGCTGAGTTCAAGGCCCTTCAGGGCGGCAAGGCTGGTGCAACCATGCATTCACCATTCATGACCAAGTCACTTGGTCAGAAGGACATTTACTCAGGTCTCCCGACCGGTGACCCTTCAGCATTCGGTCGCATTGACCGCGATGGCATCGTCCCTCTCGCAATGCGTCGCAACCGTGTGCGCGATCTGTTCCCAGCTCGCTCCACGACCGCTGCTGTAATTGAGTACTTCCGTCAGACCGGCTTTGTAAGTGGTGGCGGCTGGAGCGGTAACAACGCCTCAGTAGTACCCGAGTATGCATCTGGCAACTTCGGCGCTAAGCCACAGTCAACGATGACCTTCGTTGGCGAGCAGGCACCAGTACGCACCATTGCTCACTGGGAAGCTGCTCACCGTAACGTCCTCGCTGACGAGCCACAGCTCCGCTCAATCATTGACAACGAGCTGCTCTACGGTCTGCGTCTTCAGGAAGATGCTCAGATCCTTTCAGGTACCGGCACGGGTGAGGACCTCCTCGGCATCCTCAACACCACCGACATCCAAGAGTACACTTGGTCAAACGGTGCAACTGATCCAGTAGCAGACACCAAGGCTGACGCTCTTCGTCGTGCGGCAACCCTTGCCTACCTCGCATACTACGAGCCAACCGGCATCATTGTCCACCCATCAGATTGGGAAGACATTGAACTGACCAAGAACGAGCAGGGCACGTACCTCCTCGCCATGTCAGTCGCCTCTGGTGCCGACGCCCGCGTATGGCGCATCCCAGTCATTGACACCCCTGCCATCGCAGCAGGTACGGCTTTGATC